CGCTTGTTGCACCATTGATGTCTGTTACAATTTCGTTTGCATCAAGAGTAAATGAAGTAACGTTGTTCTTGTCAACAAGTACAATTTGTTTTACTCCACCAACACCATCTTTGCAATCTAATGTAAATCCTTGTGTTAATTCGCAAGCCATTTTTATTAGGTTTTATTTGCACAAAAGTGATGCATCGTTATTGATGCACCACAATTGTACAAGGGTTATTATTAATTAGGCAGTGTATTGGTAGAATGCGATTTCGTTTCCGAATCCATACTGAACACCTGCGAAGAATTTAGCACCGAAGCGAACATTGTCAGACAAATCTTTGTCATACATATCAAGTAACGCTACTTCATTCCAATCAGAAAGAAGGTTAGTACCAAACCAAAGATTTGATGCTTGAGCCATTACCATAGTATCGTTAGACATACCTGGACATTCAACGATTTCGTACTGACCTAACCAAGTCATTACAACGGTTTCACCTTGATACAAGTATGAACCATTACCAAGACCAAGAATAGCGTAACGGAATGCTTCAGCAACGTTTGAAGAAACATAGATGCGTGGCTTTTCAGTAGCACGTCTAACTTTCAATGGGCAAGTATCAACTAATCTTTTGATTTCATCGATAACGTTTGTCTCATCAATTGCAACTGGTGTAGATACATCAAGAACAGAAGCATCAGCCAAGAACAAAGTTTCAAATCCATCGTATTCACCTGCAGTTGCGTTAACTCCAGTCCAAATCAAAGATTCGTTTTTCGCTGCAATTCCTGCCATTATGTTTGCGATGATAGCATCAGCAAGTGACGCGTGAAGTTGTCCATTCTGTTCGCTCTTTGCTTCCCAATCTACCAAGAAATCTTTTTTGCAAAGTTGTCTGTGTACTTGAAACTTCTCAAGTGTTAAAACTCTTTCAGTTAATGTAACCGTTCCAGTTGGTGTGAAGTCACAAGTTGCGTTTGCAAAAGTGATATCGTCAACTAATTTGCGAACAACTTGCTTGTATTCAACGTTTTCTTTTACGGTGATATACTGCAATGTTTCGTTGCTTAAAAAAGCAGAACGAATGTAACCTGCGGCTTCTTTACCCGCGTAGGTTGTAGTAAGTGAGGTGGTTGTAGCCATTTTTTATTTTTCTTTTTTTTGTGTTATTTATTTTTACTTAAGTTGTAAGCGAAGCGTTCTTCGTAAGTCATTTTCTTAAATGATTTTGTAGGTGCTTCAACTTGTTTTTGTGCTTTCTTGAATTCTGTTTTTACAGAATCAACTGCTGGTTGTGCAGATAGTTTTGTTACTTGCGCAGACAAGTTTTCTTTTTCTGCTTTTAACGTTGCGATTTCTTTTTCAAGATTTGCAACAACGTTTAGGATTGCTTCGAATTCAGCATTCATTTCAGTTGACTGCTCAACAACTTCTGTTGTTTCCGCTTCAACTTCAATTTCAACTTTTGGTTCTTCTTCCATTGGTTTGATTTCAGCAATCACACCTTCGGCAACAACGATAGATGATCCATCGGCTAACTTGTATTCGCCATCAACTAAAGGTGCATCGTTACCTTCTGCATCTTTAATCATTACACGAACACCAATTGCCCACGCATCGCTATCTGTGTAGATAGAAGAACCATCTTCCAAGATTCCTTCGGTCATTTGCTTTACTTCAACAACTTCTTCTGATACAGATAAGCTGATGTTGTATTTTGCAAACAACTCTTGTACTTTTTCTTTTAGGTTCATAATGTGTTTATATATTAATTCAAAAAGCAAATAGAAATACAAGTACATTTGTTTCATAATTCACATCTTTTGTTGTGTTTTGTTTTCCAAATGTTTTTTGTTTGATTGAAGAAAGGTGCTAAACGTAGCACCTTTTTTTATTATCCAAAATTTGAATCAATGCGTTTCAAAACATCCAACTCACTTTCTTGTAATCCATATTTTTTGAAAGCAATCTTTGTTTCTTCATCGCAGATTTTATGAATTGCGTTGATGAAGTTGTGTACATCTTCACCATACAATTCTAATCTTATGAATGAGCCACCTTCGATGTTCATTTATTCGGATTATATGCCCAGTTCATTAGTGATATTGTACGCTTACTTCCACACTCATTTCCTTCGCTATCTGTTAACGAATCACCTGCACTATTCTCACGCATACGATTAACGAATGCAATGGTCTTACCTGCCCATTCAAAATGTTTTTCTGTCCATTCAGATTTTGGTGTAGATAGCAATTCTAAATTTCTTTCAATTGGTGAACGGTCTAATGATGCAAGTGTTGAACATTCTGATTTTGCCCATTCATTCAATTCATCGTAAGTCATATTTACAACACGCACATAATCTTCATAACGAGCAACAATTTCTTCTTCACTTGCAAGTCGCAACATTTCTTCTAACTCGACAATCCATTGTTCTTGTTGTGCTGACATTACCATTTCTTTTTTTGGAACAAACATTCCTTCGATGCTGAATGCTTTTACTTCACCATTCTTTACTTTACTCCACACTTCATCGTTTTCTACTTTCATCGCACCGAACCACGTGCCAACTGGTAATGAAAAACCAAACTCTTTTGATTTATCGCTTTCACCTTCAATTAACCACGATTCAACAAGCGTTAAACCAACAACTGGTGATTCGTGTTCTAACGTAGCATTGTGATGCAAGTTCTGTTTAAAGTAATTGTGCGCAATCTTTTCAATTGTTTCTTTGCTATACTTCACGTAATATTCACCTTGCGTTTCATCGTATCGATAAATTAATTGGTCGGGAATCAACAACGCGCCATATAACATTTTACGTTCTTCTGATGCAAGTGTAACGTAACGTTTTTCGTCTGATAACGCAACGAAGTCAACACCAATTGCAGGGTCTTCAACAACACTTATTGCGTGAACTCCTAACATACCAGTATCGTCAATGCCGTACTCGATAACTTTTATTTTTTTATTCATCATAATTTTGATTGATTATTTATTAATTGTTGTGCCTCTATTGAATTCGATACTTGACCACTAATTACATATGCTTGAAACGGTGGTTGTTGATTAGGTTGATTCTGCAAAAACGAAAGTGATAATGGTGAAGGTGAACCACCAACATTTGTACTACCATTCAAACCACCGCCACCACTTGGTGGTGTTTTACTTTCAAATTTCGTTTGTTGTATTTTAATCACGTTTGCAAGACCTGCCGCAAGTGCAATACCTGCTTCAACGAATTGTGCGCCAGTTGCAAGTTTTGCAGGGTTACCACCTGCCGTTAATGCGTTGTTAACTGCTGTATACGTTGCAACAATTGCTTGTGCTAAATTGAATGCTTTCACAATTTCAAATTGTTTCTTCGCATCTTTTTCTGATTTAGTACCAAATGATTCTGCAAGATTACCCAACGCACCAAATACATTACTTGCCATTTGTAAACGCTTTGCATTTAATTCACGTTGACGTTCTTGTGCGCGGAATGCTTGTTCTGCATCAAGCGCATCTAATGCATCATTCTCAACTTTCTTTAATTCTATTTTTTTGTTTGTATAATTTAAAAATGCATTGTAATCTGCTTCACGTCTTTGCAATGTTTTACTCGCACCATCTGCTTCAATTTCAGCAGTCATATCATTCGCACGTTCTTGTGCGTGTGCTTGTTCATCAAGATATTGATTCATTTCTGCAAGTAAATCAACTTCTTTTTGTAGACCTTCTGTTGTTGTTTTAGTACGTGTTGTTGTAACGGTTGTTACTTTCTTTTCACCATCAATTTTTTGGCTTGTTAGATTTATAGATTTTTCAAGCAACTGAATTTCTGCATCACGATTTTTTAATTGTTCTTCCAACTGCAACATATATTGACTTTTCAATATACCCGAACCACGTTCTTGTTCATTATTGATTTTTACCAATCCATCATATTGCTGTTGTTGTTGTTGGTTAATTAATGACGTGTTGCCAAATATCTTTTGCTGATTATTCGCTTGTGCATTCTGCGTTCTTAATTTGTCTTTTTCTTGTTGAATAATTAACGCTAATGCTTCGCGCTCTTTCTTTGTTGCTTCTAACTTTTTTTCTTGTGTGGCAAATGTTTCATCTGTATTTAATCGCGCTTCATATAAACCATCATTAATAACTTTTGTAATGTTCGCTTGTAATACTTTTAAATTATAAATTGCTTCTTCTTGTTTTTTCAAACTTTCGTTATACGCTTCCGTATCACCTTTCAATTTATTTATTTCTGCTTCTTGTCGCGCAATGGCAATCTTTTCTTCAAGTATTGTTCGCTCTTGTTCGAATGTATTACCAGTTGCAGTACCACGTGCTTTTTCTAATGCTAATTGTTGTTCCGCTTTTGAAATTGTTTTTTCACGTGCTTTAATATCTGCTTCGCGCAATGCTATTTCTTCACGATTTACAAATGCAAATAATTCTTTGTAGTAAATAATTGCACCTGCAACTGCACCTGCAATTAAGAAAATTGGGTTTGCAAGTAATGCCTTACCCATTGAAGCAATTCCACTAACTAAACCACCTAATTCAGTTGCTATTTCTTTGAATGAAATACCTTTGATTGCCGTACTCATTCCACGCAACGCAACACCTGCACCTTTTAAATCTAATGACATTAATCTGTCACCAAACAATGATGCGTTATTTGCAACACCTTCGAATGCATTACCTGCGTTTGCACTCAACTCACTTGCTAAATCACTTATGTTGTCTTTTAATTCAGATGCGCGTTGTGATGCTTTTTTGAATTCTTCGCTTGATTGATCCATTTCAAGCATTTGATTCTGCAACGCACGAAGTTCTGCTTTCGCACTTTTAAATCCTTGCGCACTTTGTTCTGATGCTTGTGCAACATCGTTCATATATTGAACGCCATTGCCAGTTATATTGAATTCTTTTGTAGCCATTAATAAATGATTAGATAACTAATAAATATCCAAAACCCTACATTTACACTTATTCGCAAAACTTTTAATGCGTAATACTTGCGCATATCTAACTGGTATTTGCCTTGTGCGATTTGTGATACGAATGATTTTCCTTTAATATCATTCTTGATGAACTCCAAACACGTAGTAACGTTATCTGCTTTTATCATAATTGTTCGATGTTTAAATTAATTACACTTGCAACACTTGCTGTTATGTTAATCAATGAACCTTCAGCAATTGTATTACCTAACGTGTACGCAACTGCATCATCTGTTATTGTAATTGTTGGCGCACCAACAACATTATCAATCGTGTTAATTGACATATCATAAGGTGCGTAAACATCAATGGTTTGCACAGCCATCAATTCAATTGTCCACAACACACTTGCATCATTTTCATTGTTGATATACCAGTTGCTACCATCACTCACCAACGTCACCGCGCTATTCGTTGCGTTCATTGTATACGTTAACGCATCATCGATTTTCTGCATTCCATAAGGTTGCAATGTCACACCATAAGTTGAATCGATATTCTTGAATGTAATTGATTGACCGCGATATTGTGTTGCGTTTGGAACATACAA